ATATCCAGGCTCTGGTGGCCCAGGCTTAGGATCATTTCCTGCTAATGGTGGTTCTGGCGGCGGTGGTGCCGGTGGTGGACAGGTCAACACCCCTACATTTGGCGGCGGCACAGGACAACAACCTTCACAACCAGGCGACTCTGGAACTTATGGATTTGGAAATCCAGGCGGTAATGCATTAGAAGGCCCAAGCTATCAAGGTGGTGGCGGTGGCGGTGCTGGCGGCACTGGCGGACACGCTGTGGACACTGGCCCATTTCGTGCTGGCCCTGGCGCTGCTGGTAGACAATATGATATTTCTGGTTCACAAGTATACTACGCTGGTGGTGGCGGTGGTGGTGTAAATACCAATGGTGTGCCTGGACAAGGTGGACAAGGCGGCGGTGGTGCCGGTGGTGGAACAAATCCGCCAGGAAATCACCCAACAGCAAGTGGTGTAGATGGAACTGCAAACCGTGGCGGTGGCGGCGGTGGTGGTGCTTCTCCTAGTCAAGCCCAAGCCCACACAGGCGGAACTGGTGGTTCTGGTGTCATTATCGTAAAATATTAAATTCTAAAAAATAGATTTAATTGAATCTTCGTAATGATAACTGTGGAAATGTCAATATGAATCAGATAGAACATTATCTAGGAAATCCTCTACTCAAGAAGGCAAACTCTCCAATTGAGTGGACAAAAGAACAAATCCTAGAATATCAGAAGTGTATGGAAGACCCCATATACTTTATCAAAAACTACATAAAAATTGTATCTCTAGATGAAGGACTTGTTCCTTTTTCAATGTATGATTTTCAAGAAGATATTGTGAATACAATTCACGATAATCGTTTTACTATCTGTAAACTTCCTCGACAGTCTGGTAAATCTACTACTCTTGTATCTTACATTCTTCACTATGTTTTGTTTAATCCAAACATGAATGTTGCAATCCTTGCTAACAAAGCAGCAACTGCTAGAGATATTCTTGGTAGACTACAACTTGCATATGAGAATCTTCCTAAGTGGTTGCAACAAGGCGTTGTGTCATGGAACAAAGGTTCTGTAGACTTAGAGAACGGTTCTCGTGTTGTTGCATCTTCCACATCATCAAGTGCAGTTCGTGGTGGTTCTTACAATATGTTGTTCCTAGACGAATTTGCATTCGTTCCTCAAAATGTTGCAGAGGATTTCTTTAGTTCGGTTTATCCTACAATTTCATCTGGTAAGTCTACCAAAGTTGTTATCGTATCAACTCCAAATGGTATGAACCTATTCTATAAATTATGGACTGATGCAGAAAACAAAAGAAACTCCTATAATATCATAGATGTTCATTGGAGTCAAGTTCCTGGCAGAGATGAGAAATGGAAAGAAGAAACGATTGCAAACACCTCTAAGGAACAGTTCCAAAGAGAATTTGATTGTGAGTTCTTGGGTTCTACAAATACACTTATTCATCCATCTAAGATTAAATCTATGGCATTTCAAAATCCAATAACATCAAATGCTGGATTAGATCAATACGAGAAACCTCAAAAAGACCATGTATACACAGTTGTATGTGATGTCGCAAGAGGAACACAAAACGACTATTCTGCATTTATTGTATTTGATGTGACAACAGTTCCTTACAAAATTGTTGCAAAATATCGTAACAATGAAATAAAACCACTTCTATATCCTAACATTATTCATGATGTTGCAACTGCATATAACCTTGCACATGTTCTTGTAGAGGTAAATGATATTGGTGAACAAGTCGCAACTGCACTACAGTTTGACTTGGAGTATGAGAACCTTATTATGGCATCCATGCGTGGTCGAGCAGGACAGGTGATTGGTGGGGGGTTCTCTGGTGGTAAAGCACAGTTGGGGGTAAGAACAACTAAAGCAGTAAAAAAACTAGGATGTTCTAATCTAAAACAAATTGTTGAAACAGATAAACTTATTGTTAATGACTATGACTTGATTTCTGAGTTTTCTACATTTAGTCAAAAAGGACAAACCTTTGAGGCAGAAGATGGTCACTCTGATGACCTTGCAATGTGTTGTGTAATCTTTGCTTGGTTAGCACAACAAACATACTTTAAAGAGTTGACAGATGATGACATTCGTGCTAGAATGTTCCGAGAACAACAACATCAACTAGAACAAGACATGGCACCATTTGGTTTCATTGATGATGGACTGAATGATAGTAATGTTGGTGAAATGATAGATGAATACGGAACTCGTTGGAGTCCTGTTGTAAGAAGTCACGATTCAGATTGGTAGAAAACCTCATATACCTACATAATATCAATTAGATCGTTTTCTAATTTGAGGTAACAATTTGCACACACAACCTTAGACTGATTGATGAGTTTTACGACTTCTTTTCTAGATTCCTCGTTTAACCCTTTTCTTTTAGTCTTAGAACGAATTTGTTTTTCATGGGGATGAAACTGTAGACATGCATTTTCAGATTCACCACAATAATGACAAACTTTGTCACCTAGATACTCATTAACCCATATAATGCGTTTTCTATAATTGCGTTGTGATACCTTTTTGATAGTATCTTTGTATTTTTTATAGTGTTCTGACATGAAATTATTTATGTGCAGACAACCTATAAAAAATCATGTGTAGAAGTGTTATTTTATAAATATATTTGTAAATTAGTTGAAGAAGAAAGACTTCTTAATAATTGAATCCATAAGGAGAAACAAAGATGGCATTTCAAGTATCCCCTGGCGTCCTCGTCAAAGAGATTGATCTGACCAATGTAGTTCCTGCTGTTGCGACATCAATTGGTGCGATTGCTGGAGGCTTTTCACAAGGGCCTGTAGATGAAATCATTCCAATCGGTTCAGAGCAAGAACTCGTGTCAATCTTTGGTAAACCATACTCAACAAACTTTGAAACTTGGTTTACTGCCGCTAACTTCCTACAGTATACGAATGGCCTTCGTGTTGTCAGAGCAGACACTGCTGCTGTCAATGCAACCGCTGACGGAACTGGATTGAAGATTAAAAATGACTCTGATTACGATACCAACTATGCAGATGGTTCGGGATCAGTAGGTAACTGGGCTGCAAAATTCCCAGGCGCATACGGTAACGCACTTGGCGTTTCTGTTTGCACAAACGCAACTGCTTTCGAGCAAACAACAACCTCACTAGTCGATGATGCAACTCTTGCTGCTGGTGATACATCAGTAACAGTTGATGACGGAACAGAGTTTTCTGTTGGTGACATCGTTTACTTCCAAGAAGCAGACGGTTCACAATATGAAGTAACTGCTGTTGCTGGAAACGACTTAACAATTCGTCAACTAGACAATCCAAACGGTGGTGGACTAAAATCTGCAATTGCAGATAATACTGCAATCCGTCGAAGATGGAAGTTCTATGACCTATTCGATAGTGCTCCAGGCACATCAACTTGGGCAACTGGAAAAGGTGTAACAAATGACGAAATGCATGTAGTTGTTTACGACAGAACTGGTGGTATCACTGGATTTGATAGTGATGTTGCTGGACAAAGAACAACTGCTGTTATCGAAACTTTCCCATTCGTTTCACAGGCTGCTAGTGCTAGAACACCACAAGGTGGAACTAACTTCTATGCGAATGTTGTAAACACTGGTTCACTATATGTTCGTTGGATGGATCACGATCCATCACTAACAAACGCTGGAACAGACCTTGCATCTGGTAATGCATATGCTTCTACTGCTGGTGATGCTGGTGTTATCACTTCTACCCTTGCTGGTGGAACAGATGATGACCCAACAATCGGCGAACTAGACCTTGCATATGACTTGTTTGCAGATGCAGATACAGTAGATATTAACCTAGTCATGGCAGGAACTTCTCCTGCTGGAACAGACGGTGTTACTCATGCAACCAACCTTATCGACCTTGCAGAAGCAAGAAAAGATATCGTTGTATTCATCTCTCCTCGTAGAGCGGATGTTGTTGGTGTAACAACTGGTGCTGCTCAGACAAACAATGTTAAAGGTTTCTTTGATAACCTTTCATCTTCGTCTTACGCAGTATTTGACTCTGGTTAC